TCTATGTAATGAACAAGATATGCTGTGTATGGTAATGTTTTGTCGTTAGCATCAGCAACCTGACACTTCTCTTTTAGGACGTTCAATGTATTCAACTCCGATTACCCCACTGAATTGTAGGGAATGCTTCTTGGACAACTGCTTTAGTAATTCTATAGCGTTTGCCAAGTTGTTTGTCTTTTACAAGGCATAAAACCTTTGCTTCCTCTTCGTGTAACCCTTCTAACATTTGGATAAACATATTCTCTTTCTTCATAGAAGGAAGATTGTCTGCTCCACCCTTAATAAAGTAATAGAATTTACGTGCTTCTTTCTCAAGAAGTGTATGTTCTGTACCCATAGGTGCAGGGTTTGGTCTGTATGGTACATCACCATCTGGTAATGCTGAAACTACAGAGTCATCGTAGTTCCATATGAATAGAGAACGTAGTGCTTGACTATTATTCTCTTGAAGGATTTTCACCTTCTGTGATTTTGTCTTTGCATTGTGTGCTTTCTGCAAAATCTCTGCAATAGTAAGTTTCATAACTTAAAAATAGTTTACTGCTGACACTAGGTCATTCAATTCATTCTCTTCAAAGTAAGAAGAGAGATCGCTCCTGTTAGCAGGAACTAAGGATTCATATGTATCTATAATCTTTTCACTCATCTCTTTTGGAATACACTCAAAGTCAATGAGTTTACGATTACGTTCATACTGATCCATAAGTTCTGGTGTAGTACAGAAGTCTTCTGGACTTTGCGTGGACCACTTTGCAATTAATACTTTGCGTAATGGTTTCTGTCTGCGTCCTTCAACCAAGCAACTATCATCAGATAAGAAGTTTGGAATACCGTCAGATCTATCACCCTTAAGAATGTGCTCTGAGATATACAGTTTAGGGTCTAGTCCTTCTACCCATTTCTTAAGACAAGGATTGTATTGATCTACATATCCATATCTTTTAAGTTGAATGAAGTCTTTATCTCCAGAGAGTATTAAAGTCTTCACTGGTGGTTGCATATTGTTTTGCAATCTTATGTTTGCAAGACCTTGTTGTTTACAGAGAACAGCGATGATGTCATCTGCTTCTGCACCGTCAACCTCTACAACTTTGTACGGTAAATGTTCTAAGAACTCTGCCTTAAGTTTATTAAGGAGTTCAAAAATATTATCCCAGTTATGTTTAGACTTTTCTCTGTCACGTTTACGTGTACCCTTATAGTGAGGGAACGCATCACGTCTCCAGTAATGTCTGTTGTCATAACAGAGAACAAATTCTCCGTACTTTTTCTTAAACTCTGATCGATAGTTGAGCAAAGAATTAAGAACCATATGTCGGACTAAACCTTCTTGTAACTTCTCAGTCTGTGAAAGCGAAACCATAAGGTTTGCTATCATCACCTGATTCATATCTACAAGAATCATTTTTAGTCATCATCTTCGTCATCTATTATATCATTTTCCTCACTCAAACGCAAGTACAATAGTTCTTCGGGGTCTACTCTGCCATCATCAGTTAACATTTCTGGGTGAATAACTGCTTTTGCATACGCTGCACTCTCAAGATAAGTATCAACATAATCTTTTACATACCAAGCAACAACAGCACCCATCAGGAACGCTCCTATGATTAATGATGCAAAAATAACCGCTTGTTCTGCCATAGGAAACTCCTTGTAATTAAAATTATTTAGACTTTTTTTTGCGTCCAGGTCTACGAGTTTGCTCGTACTTCCACGCATCTTCTAATAGAGCATACAGATACTTGTGTATCTTTCTTGCTTGTGGTTTAGGAATATGTCCAAAGGATTCTCTTAGGTATGGATCACCACCCTTAATGTACCCTTCTAATTCCAGACACATCTCTGAAACGCTTGCTGCTGTACTACTCTCGATGAACTCTGTTACTTCTCTTCGAGTGAATTTCTGTGCTTCTAGTAGAGGGTAGACCTTCATTAAGAATCTACCTTCACCCATTGCAGCATCCATTGCCCTCTCAACTAGAGAACAAAGTTCATCAACTTTGTTCTGTTGGTTTATCATTGTAGTCAAATAATACCTCTTGATTTAAAATGTGAGATTGATTCATTGCAACCACCTGTTTTCTGTCCGTCTACGACTAACTGTGGGAAGGTGGACCCACTACCAAACTCTTTATAAAACTGATCACGTGTGAAGTTTTCGTTGAGTATGTACTCACGATAACTCCAACCTTTTAAATTGTAAAACTCTTTAATCTTTGAACAGTAAGGACAACCTGGTCTGGTATAGATTGTTGTATTGTTTGGTTTCATTAGTTAAGGTGAACGTTGAATGCGATTGAATAACGAGAAAGATCTGTGTTGTTCTTTTCCGTAGCGTGTTCTAACCACGATGGAAATAGTATAACAGATTCTGGAGTAGGGTCAAAGTAAATACCTTCTTCAGTTCCAAACATACACATCTTAGCATATGGATTCGGATTGTAAAATAGTATTCCTCCCATCTCAGGTGTGGTTCGATGATAATACACACCAGATACTTGATGACCTGCGTGTGTATGTCTTTGTTGTGACTTACCTTTACCGACTACATTGATCCACGATTGTGAGATAGTCCAAGATCCTCTCAATGGTTCTATGTATGCTGAGGCACTATCTGGAACAGGTAATTTTTGTGAACCCACATATTTTTCTATTGCTTCACCTAGAAATGACTCAAGGTTTGGCATAGGATGTTTCTTAAACATCTGTAATAAATGTTGCTTCGCGTGAGTACCGTGTAAAGTTTCTTGCAAAGCATAAGGAGACAGATATGAACTGTCAGACCAGTCACCTGTCTCCTCTAAGTATTTGATTGTATTGTCTATCTCCTCTACTATCTTAGTGTCACTATGTTGTGATGGAAATATCTCAGTTGGGAATAGTTGCATTACTAAGTTCTTCAATTCGATAATGTCTTGCAAGTTGTTGATCTAAACCAAAGATCTCTACATCTGCATTGTCTGGTGCATCAAATATGTATGTCTCGAATGGCATCACTACTTTCTCTAACCAAAAATCTTTTGCCATACATTTGAAAATGATCATTCTATTTGATTCATTTCTGTAGGAGTAACTATTCATTCTGTAACTCCTTTAGTTTCTGATGGCAATGATCAATGATCTCTTGTCTGTAGAACATCAGTTCTTCAAAGCAATCTTGATTGTATGCACAAGATCTCAGTTTAGTATCAGGTTTGTGTAGACTCTCTATCAGCAGGGTCAGTCCCCTCTGCTTCTTCTCTGATTCCTGTGTCATAGTCACCGTGTGTTTGTTTCTTAACATTATATATGGAATCATCTAATTTTGCAAGTTCTCCAAGCAAACTCTTTTGATATTTCTTTTCCTTCTTCATTTTTTTACGAAGAGTCTCAGGATCATCCTTATATTTTGTACCTATTTTTACGATGCGTTGTAATTCATCGTGTGATTGCTTTAGTCTTCTATCCCAGAAGGCATCTCTGTTTAGAGGGGTCATACTGCGTCGTCAATAATGAATCTGAATTGTCTGAAATGTGCGTTTCTAGACCTACTACTATTACTATACCACACAGTTGAGTTTCTGTCGTGTGATGATTGATATAATCCCCACTTAGCAGTTCTAGTATTAATAGATGTCTCTGAGTTATTTAATCTTATTCTCTGAGGTAAGATTTTTTCTTGTGGATAGTATGGAGTTGTAGTCTCTGCACCTTCATTGTTTATAAGTTTCTCATCTCTTACAGGAAACTCCCAAGTAAATTCCATACCGTCAGCATACCCTTGACCTGCACTTAAAATAGAATCTACTGTCCATCTGAACTGGTATCCTTTCATAGTCTCAGGTGCTGTTTGTGTATCAGTTTCTTTATAAATTAACTCTGCTCTCATTCGTAATTTCATTCCATTAGTTCCTTCTAAATCAAAGTCGTGATAGAAATAGACTGGTTCTCCTGCTGCATTTTTTCTCTGCCAGTATTGTACTAGAGTAGCAGGTTCTCTATACATCATTGTTACCGCTGATGATGTATCCTCTACACTCACAGTAAATAATTTCTCTACAAGATCACTGACTTGACTGTCAAAGTAATTTGATGTTGGTGAACCTGACGCTATTAGAATAGCAGGTGATGGTAAACCATATGCACCAACGTCATTATTTTCATTAAGTGTTCCGAATGATAATTGATTTACAGCACCACCAGAAATACAAGCAGCAGTGTCAAGACTGTTTACTACAATACCTTGTCTGAATATTGTACCAAGAGTTTTGTCTTTACCTACAAAGAATTTTTCTAATTGACCTATCCTATATCCACCACTACCCATATCAATGATACTTTCTACACGGAATCTCATACCATTTGTTACTGACTCATACCTAATATTAAGTGACATTCCACCACTACCAATAGATCTGACAATGTAACCTGTACTATCATCATCTGTTCTTACTTGGTTCACGTGTGTAGGACGTGGTGTAACTGTCAACCAGTTGTTTGTAAATCCTCCACCACTTGACCACGCAGACACTGTATTGCTTGAATTATTTACATCATACAATGAGAATGATCCAGGTACACCACAGTTCAAATTAATATCTGGAACGTTATGTGATGTTGTTGTAAGTTCTACTCCAAATATATTAATGATTTCTTTTGTACTTTCATTATGTAAAGCAAAGTGTGGTGTAACTGATGCGTTATAATGACCTGCTTCAATACTAGCAACTCTAAATGTAACATCATCACCTCTAACAATATCAAAAGTATGTAAAGGTGTACCTATCTTTGTCCACTCATCTACGTGTGCTTCATCTTCAAAGATCATTACATTGTTTTTATACAGTTGATACTTGAATACAGTACAGTCACCAATACCACCTGTCATACCACCGTGTGATCTCAAACTTATAGTTCCGTCTTGTATAGCAGTAATTGTTTGTGCGGTGTTATGCTTGATCATATATTCACCTACACAATTACTACAACCTGATACTACTGAATCACCTTCTGCAATTTGACCACAACCAGTACGTGCCATTTCCATATTTTTAAATCCTGTAGGATCAAACATATAATCTTCACAAGATTGAATAGCACCTAACTCTCTAAACTCAGGTTCTACTAACTCTTTAAATACATAACCTGCAATACCCTCATAGTACCAAGGAGATCCATTGTAACTCATACGGTATGAAATTTTCATATCGTCATAGTCATCGTCACCGTTCAATAAATCTTCCCACCATTGCCACCAACGTGATGTCCATTTTGTAAAGTTTTTATTATTCCAGTTCAGTCTCCTCTCACTAAACATACTGAGGTTTTGTTCTGCTGAATTTAGATTAGTTCTCCAACCGTTACTTGTCTGAGAGAATGTCAATACATCATTCTGTGCTACAGAACTACCATTAGCAGTGTAACCATTAGGAACCATAACAAATCCTATTTTACAAGGAGCGTATTGATTTAGAATTGTTTTTGAAATTGTATGTGATAGGTATCCAGTAGCGTCTGTAGCATTAGGAAGAATGACTTGACCATATGCAGGGTTATCATTTGTATCAGTAATATAATATCCAAAAGTATTTTTATACGCTGCACCACCACGTTGACAATTAAACTCAATTAATATATCAGCATCAACCTGACCTGCAATATTATAAAATCCTCCTGTCAAAACAGGTTCTATTAACTCTCCACCAATAGGTGTTAAAGAATATCTATGATCACCTGATGTAGGATTCCAGTATCTATGTAAAGTTGATAGTTGTTCTCCATCACCTAGGGAACTAATCCCGTCAATTTTCTCACGGAAAATGTAAGAAATAACATCAGTTCTAGATCCCATACCATAAGCATCCATAGATGATTGCTCTGCCTCTGGGTTCATAGTCAACATAGTATCTGTTTGACTAGCACTATATGAAACGTAAAGAGGATTTGATCTAGGTTCTTGTTTATTATGTCCGTAAAATATAATGCTCGATGATGTGTAACTATTATCAGGAGGAGTAGAATTTAAACTGTAGTGATGGTTTGTAGGTGACACGTGTTCATACACTGCTCTACGTTCTGGAACACAATTCTTTACACATACTTTGTTAGATGTTCTATTAAAATCTTGAGTGAAAAAGTTTTCACAATCTGGATTGGGAGGTTTCCAATCACCACCTGCATATGGTTTGAGCATACATTCAATATGATCAAACATACAATCAGGTATCTCACCTATATCTTCATCACAATCTACCTCTGAGGATGGGTTATATGGATCGTTAAAGCACTCTGCACCAGAGTTAGCATCTCTAGGGTCTTCAAGTTCTATTTTAATTTTACTCGATACACCTATGTCTTCTAATCCAAGACCTTTTAAATGATCTACAATATATCCAAGGTCTAATTCTAATGGTCCTAGATTTTCAAGACCTGTATCAGGTTCAGAAAAGTTAGGTATAGTCTTTGTTGATTGTGAAGGGTAACATTGACCTACCAAGTTTTCTATTATCTGATTTACTGTTGCATCAGCAGGAGTACCATCACCTTTTATATTTGAACCACCGCCACCAGAAGGCACCTCCTGTGGACCCTGAGACTGGTCGTCTGAGGGGTCACAGTTTTGTTGAAACCAACCGTTGTCACCTGACATATCTTTTTAGTTATTTATTAAGGTATGTAGGTGGTATGTGATGATCATTCCAATGTCTAATATTACCACCAACAATAAAACAGTTTGTGATTATGA